ACCAACTTGCAAATTGCCAACAATTTCTACATCTTCTGGCAATCCAATAGTTACTGCTGCGTTATGTCCGCTATTTGGTGAAACAGTAATTTCATTTTCTGTTCCAACAATTGTTGCTACATAGTCGCCTGTTGTTTGTGAGTCTAAGTTAACATTTTTAATTGATACAGATCCTGCATTTACATTAAAATCTGTTGATGAAAATGAAGCAATACCTTTATTTGTTGTTGATGCGTCCTCACCAGAAATTGTAATTGTATTGTTGGTTACAGCAACATCAATTCCTTCTCCACCAGATACGGTGAGTCCTTCTGTAAGCAATGAGACTGATGTGCTGCCAGTATCTCCACTTATTGAAAGCTCTGTTGCTACATCTACTTCACCAGCAGCAGTTAATCTACCTTGCTGGTCTACTGTAAATGTAGGAATTTTTGTTTGTGACCCATATGAGCCAGATGATACTGATGTGTCATCTAAATCTACTGTTGTTATACCGTTGGTATCGTTATAAGATACTGACAGTCCTGTCCCGCCGTTTAAGTATGCACCAAGGGCATCTTGAATTACTTCTACTGATCCAGATGTAGAAATCCATTCTGTGCCATTCCAGAAGTACATTACATTGTCTTGTGTGTTGTAATAGACTTGACCAGAAACTGGGGAAGATGGTGCTGCCCCTAAGTTTTGAATTCTAGCATTGAGTAATTCATTTTTATTAAGATCAATGCTTACTAAGTATTTTTTTGCCATTTGCTATCTCCCTTTTAGGACAGGTGCGCTGTCCCTGAAAATGGTTGTGCCATTGTCAGTGTTATTTGATTTATTCCGTTATAGTCTATACCAGTTTCTAGTATATCCCCTGCGCTTGATTTTACTGTTACGTTAGGGTTGTAGCCTAAGTTATGATTTATTAAAACAGAGTATATTCCGTTTACTGGACCAGTAACTTGAGCCATTTCCCAGCTGTATGACAGAGTGTTTGATGTTAATGTTATGACAGAAGCATCTGCCCATGTTAAATTTGAAAGTTTTGGTCCATAAAATTTAGCTAAAGTTTTATCGTAATAGAAATCGCCTTCGAGGCCAAGATTGTTTGCTGGAGCTCCTTGACCATTAAGTATGGTTCTTCCTCTTGGACCTTGTGGTCCGACAGATGAGACGACTACGTCATTTACAATTTCGGTTACTATTACTGAGTTCTGCATTATATGGTTACCGATCTACTAAGAGTCATAAAGCCCTCAAGGAGCTTTATTTTATTCCCGTTAGAATCGATGACCATAATGTCGTAAGACGACTTAGGATAAAAAAGTTTGTTTGTTTGTGTGGGTGTCATTTTTACTGTCAGCTTACCTTCTGGACCATCAATTAAGATGTTTCCCTCTAATGAAGAAAGTGTGACTGCTAATTTAGCTCCACCTTTTGTGTCACGTACCTGCATTTTTGCAGATGCGCCAGTAAGATCAATTGCATTTCCATCATTGTCTTTGTATTCTATTACAAAAACGAATGTAGCATTTTGATCTACTTCAAAGTTTTTTTGTCCTGCCATTTGCCATAGTCTCCTAAATAGGAATACTCCTGTACCAATTTTAGCACAGGAGTATTTCTAATTGACTATTAATTACTTGTTAGTAAAACCAAAGCTCTTATCGTTTGGATTGAGCGCCTTGAGGACTACTGGTGCAATCGCTGCAACGCCGCCCAATAGAAGATCCTTTGGATTAGTGTTGCCAGTCATGTAAAGTGCAAGTACTGCAGACAAAAATGCTCTGCCGTAGCTTGATAATGCCGAAAGAATTTGCTCCTGCATTGTTACCTTTCCATCTTTGTTTAAATCCGCTTTATCGAATTTAGCCATTTTATCATCTCCTTGTGGGCAATTTGCCCAGGAATTTTGGTTTTACCCAATACTATAATTTTACCATTATGCTGAGATATCTACAAGCTCGCAGTTTCCGTCTGAGCTGCATGCCAGGGTGGCGGTAGGTGATGTGCCATCTTCTGTTTCGTAAAACGAAAGGTCTTCCCACCTAATATTTTTTGGCATCTTGCTTAACAACAAGTCATATTCTTCTTTAGTGACTTCTTGGTATGGCGCTTGCTTATATGTATGCTCTGAGTGAGGTAGGAACGAGATTCCAGAAACTTCGTCAAAATTCTTGTATACCCAAGCTCCAACTTCCATCCACTCATCTTCTTTTACTGATACTGTAATTGATGGTTTGTGTTCACACCATGCACGTTGGTAAACAAGCCAAATATTTAAATGATCAATTGCTGTTAGATCATTTCTAACAATTGCTCCTTCTGGAGCTTTTACTGGAAATGAAAATACGTATGTATCATTTGGCTTCATGACATCGTCTTCTACTGGGATTCCAACTTCTTTTAAGAAAGTTGAAATTGGATCTCCTTTGGATCCACGAACTGTACGAACATAATGCTGAGAATGCCATGGATGCATTCCTGAAGATACCCCGACCAATTGGGAAACTGTTCCAGAAGGCTTTACGCATGTAATAGCTGCAGACTCAGGAATCCCAATTTTCCCAGCCTCTTCTTTATTAACTTCTCTTGCTCTATCACGCATTGACATTAAAAATGCTTCAAGAGCAACAAGATCTTCTTTACCAGACATGAACTTATGTCCAAACTGTCCAGTGAGAGAAACTCCTAGAAGTCTTTCTTCTTCAGTGTTGTCTTTCCAAACTTTACGAAGATACTTAAAGTCTGTTAGCGTTGACTGCCATGTGCCCAAAATTGTAGCAAGCTCAACTTTGCGCTGTATGTCTTTCTTTGTATCGTTTTCACGTAGTACGACTTCTGAAAGATTACAAAACTGATAGGGACGTAAAATAATTTCTGAGCACGGATTAGTTCCGTAATGGATTTCAGGGTCTCTACGGCCAAATTTAGCAGCTTGCGCCTGCGCTGCTGCAACGTTATAGATACCACGCTCACCCGACTTCGAGTCATATAAAGACTTCCATTCTGCAATAAACTGCTCCATCTCTGGCTTGCGAGAATACGCAACAGAGTTATTTGACAAAGCTCTTTGTGAATTATTTTCCCACCAATTACCAGACTTTGCTTGTGCCATCTCGATATCATTTATGTTTGACAAAGAAATCATAGCTGAGCGTCTTACTCCTCCAACGACTACAACCTCTCCAATCTTGCACATAATATCGTGACACTCAATTGGCTTCAAGTTTCTTCCAGTGGCATTCTTAAACTTTGCAATAGTAAAATCAAAAAGGTTTACCAGCGGTTGTGGGCCAGAAGATCTTCCTCCCATAGTTTTAAGTCTTGCACCTGCTGGTCGAACTTTTGAAACATCAATAGCTGGGATATGGCCAGTCCAAAGTAGTGCTAAAAGCTCACGATATGCTTTTGCCCATCCTTGCTTAGAATCTTCTACAACAATAACAGTGTCTGACTTTTCAAGTTTTTCTGGGACGGATGGGAGCTTGTTAATATACTTGTATTCAACTGAGAAGCCAACACCTGTTCCGCACATCAATACGTACATCGTTTCATCAAATGATCTAGGAGAATCTACTGGCAAGAAAGCGCAGTTGTAACCAGCCACATTATCTCTTTCAAGCGCAGCACCAGATGTCATCACAGAACGCATTGATGGCATAACATTTCGTTCAAATACAAACTCTTTTAATTCCGCAACTAGCTTTTCATTTGGAATATAGTTATGATTTACCTTTAGATGATTAGTCATAAAGTTAAAATATCTATCTACTGTTTCTCCCCAAGTTTCTCTACGACCTTCAGACTCTACCCATTTTGCATATCTAGATAAAGCAATGAAATTCTCATAAGGATTTTCAATAGTTTGTGACATTTATTATACGACCTTTTCTCCGCCTGGCGGTTCTAATTTTTGAATGAAGTCCTAGTGTATCAAACTTTTATTTAGCGGTCTAGGGGTTAAAAATATTTTTACATATATCAAAATGTGAGATTATGTTCTGGTTGACTAACTTGACAGGTGTTTACAATCAATGCTATTCTTATAGTTCGTTATCTCTAGAGGAGGAAATGCCAATGGAGAATATAAAACAACAGTTTAGCGATTTAGTTCGTGACTGGACGATAATAACAGTTACAACACTGTTTTTGTTTTCTGGATCACCTGCTAATGCACTAACTGTAAAGCCTTTAGTGAAAACTGAAGCCCAATTAAAGCAAGAAGTCTTAGATAGTTTTAGTAAAGAGATTTACAAGCCATCTGAGATGCTTACAGACGACGAGCTAGTATTACTACTTGAGACTGTAGGATTCGAAGGATTAGGCCTTAAGAAAGCTTGGTCAATAGCAAAGCGTGAATCTAATGGAAGACCGCTTGCATATAACGGGAATAGGAATACAGGAGATAGTTCTTACGGACTATTTCAGATAAACATGATTGGAAATCTCGGTCCTGAAAGACTTGAGAAATTTAATCTAAAGAGTAACAAGGAGTTATTCGACCCAGTAACAAACGCAGAGATAACGTACTACATGACCGATGGCGGCAGTGATTGGTCAGCTTGGAAGGGTATGACCCCAAGAGCTAAGGAATTTTATTTAAAATTTCCGACAAAGTAAAGGAGATGGGATGAGGATACAATACGTATCAACTTACATCTCCATGTCAGAAGAAGGATTGGTTGAAAAGCTTTTATGCCCAGTAGACCAATCCATTCTTTTTTGTAATCAAGATTTAGAAGATAA